GATCGCGTTGAATGATTCGTTCCCTTATGCGTCGCCATTGTGACGTTGAACCGTTGTGTTTAAGTGCTGAACTCATGTCAGTAATAGTTCCGTTCTTGGTGGAATGCCCATGCAACGCATGGCGTTTGATAACGCTTTGTTATGTAACGAATCGTTGAGTCAATCTGTCTGAATGGGTCAAGGTCACGATAATGCTTTGAACGCATTTGACCCAATCCAAAGTGTGAGCCGTTGCGTGCTTTGTAATTCCAACGTGATTCCTTTGTGATGATCTTGTTGAAACATTGAAACTCTTTATAGTCCAACAATCTTGAATGTGCATACAGCTTCAAATGGTCAACTGAATACGTTGCTGCATAAGCTGCGGGTTTGCTTGTTATTGAAAGCAATGCCGCACAGGCAATAACTGCCCCAAACAGCTGCAATCGCTTTTGCGAGCTAACCGCCTCAGCGGCTCGCTTCAAGCGTTGACAGCGTAGCATGGCAGTCAAATAGGTCACGCAATTGTGGACAACTTGAACGGGGCTGCGGCGTGTCGTCACAGGGTTATCCACAGGCTGTTGACAACTGTTTTGACTTGAACATGCACCGCATAGCAATTGGTCATTGACATAAGTTTTGCGACCACAACGCTGACATTCATCATTCATTTTTGACCACCCCAACCCGTGCCTTTGAAAACAGCTGGTGTTGGCGACCAAATGCGCTTTGCTGGGATCAGACAGTTGTCGCAATACGGTTCACGGGCTAACTGGTCAGCAATTGACCGTTCAACTGTAATGACCTGTGAACAGGCTTCGCAGCGGTAATCATAAGCTGGCATGATCTTCACCAATCATTGCAACCCCCATTGTGCTGCACACTGCGCATTGCAAAACTTTAACGTTTGGCGGCAAATTGTCAGTGACGACCCTTACCATTTGCGCGGTGATTTTTTTGCACACGCGACATTCAAATTGCAGCTTGTCCATAGTTTGACCGCCTTAGGTTTTCGATAGGTTGAAGGTTGATTTGTGAAACCCACCAATTGGGCTGTGTTGTGTGGCGATAGCGGGCACGTTGGGCAATAGATACAGGAATCCAACCCGCGATTCGATACGTTGGCGCTTTGCCTACAACCAGCACGGCAATGTCAGTGGGTCTGTCGTATTCGTGAACGATCAGTGAGCCTTCGTCGTATTTCGTCCACTTGATTTCAAGCTTCGAACCAACGTCGGCTTTGTTTTTGTATTTAATTTCAAATGGGTCAAATTCAATGCCAAAGTAAAGCGCAACTGCCCATTCACTAGCTGTTGATTCTGTGAATTCAGCAATGCGTTCAAAATAGTTGATTGAATTGTTATACCTGCGCCCGTTTGTCAAACTTTCGTCGTCCTTTGACATTTTGACCAATGCAGCCCATGCGCACGCCTGCTGCTGTTGTGGCGTCAGTGTAATTTTCACCGACAGCCCCCGCAGAACCAAAGAATCTTTTCGCCTGCCTGTCCCTTTTGATAGCCAAAATCGTCAAGCTTTGTGATCATTGCGCAGTTATCGCAGCGTTCAACTTTGTACGTTTGGACAACTTCGCCATTTAACAACAGGGTGCAAGTCATGGTTTGTGGGTTTATCAGTTCAAGAAAGTCAGCCATTGTCACACCTGCGGCTTCCACTGACCACTGCTGGTCATGACGTACCACAGCGGCTGACACTGTTCAGCTTTGCGCTTTTCAACACAACTGAAATTTGCCCACGCTTTGCCTGTTTTTGCGCTGACGCCTTCACGCCAAATTCTGTGACCGTGTTGGCATTTTGGCGCTTCGGGCATTACTTCGCCACCTAGCTTTGAACTGATTTCGTCAACAGCTGTGCCCAATGTTGGGATTCCAACAGCTTGCGATTCAAACGCCCCATTAAATGCAGGCTGTTCTTCAAATGGTGTCGTCCAGTAATCCTTTTCAGGTTCGGCGTTTGCAACCTTTGCAGGCAGTGTTTCCAATGACGCCATGACTTCGCGGGTTGTTCGTTCAGCCCCGCCCATGATTAGCTGCATGACACGCAAAATTGCGCTTGTCACGGTATCTTCCACGAACCAACGCTTCATGTTTTGCTGAAATGCGCCCTGATAACCGTAAGCGTAGTCAATGCCTGCTGGTTGTAAATCGTCAGCTGAACGGTATCCGCGCGCTTCAACTAGCACGTAACCTTTTTCAGCGCTGAAATCCACGATCGAAGTTTCAATTCTGCCGTTGGGGAATGTGCGAAGCCAGCGGTCAGTTCTTTCGCGTGCAGCTTCGTAATTGTCTAGGAATCCCATTACTTGACCGCCTTGCCTGCTAAGTGACGGCTAACGGCGCGCCCGCGTGTGTAGCCTTCGCGTGACCCGTCTTTGTGTCCTGTGGCGTAACCAACTGCACCCGATAAGGCAGCTGTGACAATTACCAATAAGCCTGTGCCGATAAGTTCGGCGGTTGTCCAATCCAACATGTTACTTCTCCCGATTCCAGAAACCCGTTGTTAGGTTTCTTGGCTTCAGGGTGAAGCACAATGCTGACAAAATCAAGTTTCCTGCGTGGTTTTCGGCGTGTCCTGTGGCTTTGTCTTTGATTTCAGCCCGTTGCCTGCCAACACCCCGCCCAATGATCCCGTCAAGAAAATCGCTAGCGTTTTAAGTAAGTCAATGAAAGCTGCGTCGTTTGGTGCTTGTCCACCAATTGGCTGGGTTACAAAAATGAGCGCATAAGTTATGCCCAAAGTTACAATAAGGAAAACCGCCGCCAGTGTTGACCCAATAATCAAGATCAGTTGTGCGTGAACTTCTTCAGGGCTTCGGCGTCGCATGTGTCGGTTTGAAATCGTCGCCAATGATGTCTTCAGCGCATGTTCCAGTTGGGACGCATTGCGGTTTTTGGCATTCTTCCGTTTCCCAGTTTTCAAATTCTTGGCATTCATAACGCACCCAACCCTGATAACCGCACGACGAAAGCATTGCTGCCATGATCAACAACAATGCCCCCGCGCGTGGTTTTCGGCTCACTTCCCCGATAAGCCAAAACTTTTGTCATTTGGATTTAACCAACGCAAAATGACGGGAAGAACAGCTGCAACACCTGCCATTGCAATGTCCTTTGGGTTGGTCTGTCCTGCCATGTAAACAGCAATTGCTGCTGCCATGAAAGAACGTGCCCAGCTAGCTGCTAAGGCTTTTGCTTTGTCCATTTTTTTGCTTCTTTCTTCGGCTTCGCTGCCGATTCGGGAACAACGACTTGTGGAAAGTCGCCTTTGTAGGGGGTGAATTTTGGTCGCCCAAATCCAACCACTTCTTTGCCGCCCCCGAATGACCGAACCTTCACCATTACCATGCCGCCGTTGCGCTGGTCGCCTGTCCCGCTGGTGTTGCCTTCGATCGTTGTTACCTGTTTGCCATTGACACCCACAACAATGCCAATGTGTGAAATTCTGTCAACGCCGTCATGTGGAAAATCCATAAACGCCAAATCACCAATTTGTGGATCAGTTTCATGCCAACGCGATACTTCTTTGAATTTATGTGCGCCGACAGCTGTTGAAACCACGTTGTGAAGCTTGACGCCTGCGTGATGAAATACCCAATTGCAGAATGAACCGCACCATGCCAAACCATTGGCTTTTGTAAAAGCGCCGTATTTGGTCAGGTTGTCGCCTTCTTCGATTGTGCCCACTTCCGCAAGTGCTAATTCGACCACAGCTGCGGCTGTGCCAGTTGGGTAATTCATGACAGCAAAAGCTTTGCTTGTTCTTCGGTAATTCCTAATTGTGCCAAAAGTGCTGCACGATCAACTGCTTTTTGTGCTGCTGCCGCTTGACGTTCAGCAATAGACAGTAAATCCGCTTCATATTCAGCGAATTCAGCATCATTCATTTCGCGATCAATTACTTCGTTGGTTTCTGAATTGTGAATTCTTACCATTGGACGTGATGTTGTTTTAGCCATTATTTAACTCCGTAAATTAGAACTTGACCGCCTGTGAAGGACAAAACATTGTTATTTGTAATAGTTATTGACGAAATTGCAGTATTGCTTCTGTATAAATAATTACCAAATCCCATTGCATCACCAGTACGGCTAAATACAAAACTTCCATTCTTAAAATAAGAAGTATTTGTGTAATTATAGAAAGTAATTACTGCATAAGCGTTTGCCACGTCTGTTCCTGTTAATGCACCGTTAGTTGAAGTGCCGTCATTACCTGCTGCGACATTGCGCCACGCAGTTGTATTAAGAGAAGTGCTGCCATTTGCTTGAATAAGTGGAGTTGCCGTTGTGGCGACAGTTGCCGCACTTATTACAATTTGCAAATCCTTATAACTTTGGGAAATGCTAGAAATTGTGACACTTGAACCGCTTAGTGTTGTGGTGCTAAGTAATGTCATTCCACCTGCCGCTGGAGCAGCCCATTTTAATCCGGTCGCGGCAGTTGAATCGGCTGTCAAAACTTGATCGTTTGAACCAATTGCTAAACGCGCCACTGTATCGGCTGCCGTTGCGGCAATTAAATCGCCTTTTGCGTCCACAATGGTTTTGGCAATTGCAGCGTCAGCGTTGGTTTTCATTTGCGTGTCAACAGCTTGACCAAACACTTCAAAGTCTGCTGGCAAATCGGTGACCAAATCCGTCGAAGTAGGCATTTGGAACGAATAATTGCTGGTTGGGTTACTCATTGCTTGTTCTCCTTATCAGGCGACAATTGTCGCATTTTCCCAGTCAAGTGTTGGCGACACGCTTGACCATGTTTCGGTTGCTGGTACGTCGTCCCAATTCATTGCCTGCAAGCTGTACGCCAACGGCGACATGTTCAAAGTAATTGCAAGCTGATTGTAACTGGCGCGAAATTCCCAACCTTCAACAAATCCTTGAAAAGTGCCGCTGTTCATGTTCAGTGGAAGATCAGTCAAAGCCACAGGCATGCCCATAAAAATGCCAATCAGGCTGTTGCGGTCTGTGTTGTCCAATTCAGGGTTGGTCAGGTCAAAAGTAATGTCAGAAAAGATTGGCTGCGGGGTTTTGCGAAGCGACAAATAAAAGTTTGCCTGACTGGTTGCGTCAGCTGAATTGTGCAGTGTGGTTGTGATGATTTGGGACAGCTCACCAAATTCAGCAATTGAAGCTGCGTCGCTGGCGCTTTGTTCAGCTGAACTGGTGGCATTGTATTTGATTGTTAGGTTATTGCGCACGTCGCCAGCACGGGTTTCAATCCGAATGCCCGCAGCACGGGCGTGGTTGGCTGTTAGATCAACGTAACCATTGGTTGCCAAATAAACTGACCTGTGGGTGCTGTCTGCATAGAAAATGCGTCCAAACCCGTCTTCGCCAATGTACCCAGCCCCTGAAGTCGCCAAAGCTGCAATGAGTGAATAAACGTCAGTCCGTGATGAAGAACGGGCTGCCAGCTCATAATTGCCAGCGTCAATTTCTCCCAATCCATTGTTTTCGGCGTTTGCCCACGTTGTTGTTGGGTTGTAATCAGCCCATGTTTCAGCACCTGCAACTGAAGCCCATGTTCCAAACAGCACAGCTTCAAGGATTGTGGCAATTTGAACCCCGTCCAAATCTTTTGACAGCACCCCGTCAGTCAGTGTTTTTGGCAGGCGTGCCAGCGCACCCAATGCAATGATCGAATAAGTCTGCGTGAACATGGTTGAACCCACGTCGCGAACTTCAAGCCCCACTTCAACAACATTGCCGCCAAAAATTGGCACAAACGTGTTTGACGAATTCTTGACTGAAACTGAAAGTGTGCTGTTGATGTTGACAGGCAAAGTTGTTTGATTGACGTCAATCAGCTGAATGTTGACATAACCTGCCTGTGCCTGCTCATAAATGTTTGAACGACCGCTGCGAATAACCAAATTTGCCAAAACCGCTGACGTGTATTCAGTGCCGTCAATTTCCACTTTCCAAACGGGTGACCATTGCGTCATGCTGTCACCAAATTAGTTGCGCCACCTGTCCCGCGATAAAAGGAATTGTTCAACGTGTCGGCAATTGTGCGGGCTGTGCCTTCTTTGTCAATTGCCCCTGAAACGTTGATGTTAATTATTGAACCGCTGGCTGATTCACTGGCGCGGAAATTTGCCAAAGCTGAAGGTTGAACCAATCCCATTTGTGTTTTCAAAATTTCGGCTTTGATAATTAGATCATCACGCTGAGCTGTCAAAGTATTCAACGCACTTTGAATGCTTGTGCCGCCCCCGCCTTTGCCGCCAGTTGCAGCAGCAGTTGCCCCTGCAAGCCCCGATTGAATACTCCCTAAACCCGAAAGAACACCCCCAAAACTTGTGCCGCCCCCGCCACTGATTGCGCTGGGTGCGCCACCTGTTGAAAAGCCTGAAGTTGGTGTTGATAGTTTTCCCAATTGGTTAACATTGCCCAAAAATGGAATTGCGTTATAGGCACGAATTAAAACGTTGATCCCGTCAATGGCTGTGTTGATAACTGCGTTAATTGCACCAACAACGCTGCCAACAATGTCAATGACGCCAGCGGCAACTTTGCCCACAATTTTGAAAGCACCGCCCAAAGTTTCGCCAATAATTGGCGCAAGATACTTGGCAATGTAACCGCCAAATTCCATGAATGCTGCAAGATTATCTTCAACCGCTGTTTTGATGTATCCAAAAGCTTTGAACAACCCTTCCAAAATTGGGCTAAAAACGTTTTTGATTAAAGTCCCAACTGTTGTGATGTAGGTCGTCAACCCGCCTTCTTTACCGCTAAACGCGTCGGCAAATGCTGTGATTGCTGGCAATGCGTAGCGGTTGATTAAGTCAATGAAATAAGCGACCACTGGCAATAACGCTGTGCCTAAAGTTTCTTTTGCTTCGTCAAATGCCACTTGAACCCTTGCTAATCGTCCAGCGTAAGTTTCAGCGTTGGCTGAAGCTGCCCCACCAAATAATTCTGTCAGGCGGTTTTGCACGTCCGTAAATGACATTGTTTTCAATTCAGCAGCTGAAAGCCCCAAACCTAATTTGCCCAAAGCTGCTGTGTTGCCTTCGTAAGCTTTGCCCAAAGCATTTGCAACGGTTTCAAGCGGTTTGCCTGTGGCAGTTGATACGTCAAGGGCTGTGTTCAATAAATCTTGCGCTGAAGCCACGTCGCCAGTTGAACGAACCAGTCTGCCCAATGCTGGTCGAAGCTGATCGTCAGCGACGCCAGTCGCCAATGACATTTGAAGAATGCTTTGTTCAGTGGCTGCAATTTGGGCTGTGGTTGCCCCTGTGGCGTTCTGTAAAGCCAAAGC